CTGTGCTATCCATGTCACCGGATTGCGGATTGAACGTCTTCAAGTTCAAGTTCTGGCATACTTGCAAACAACGATGCCAAAGGTGATCCAATGACGGGGACACCTGTGATGTTGTTCTTAGCAAGCCAGTCTGCTGCTGCCTTGAGGTCTTGGGTAGTTGCTTCACCACTTTTGATACGGGCGATAAGTTCGGTAGTGACGAGCCCGTGGAGTTCACTGAAGTCCTCCTCAGTTGCTCGTGCCATTACTGCAACAGCTCCGAGATGTACAAAGTAGTGCTGGCTCCTGTTCCTTGAATGGCAGCGATGTTGGCTTCCATAGGAACAGCAAGAATAACACGTTCTCCTGTCTTCAAATAATGTGAAGACGAGGTTGCAGTTTGAGCCCCAACACCAATCTGATAGTGACAATGTGTCCCACCAGTAGCAATGATGGAAATGAAACGACACGTTGTGGTAAGTGCTAGGTTAACGCTGGTTGCTCCAAGCGTAATGGTGCGAGCTGTTCCAGCCTCAAACGCAGTCATACCAGAATTGGTCTGGTAAGATCCGGCAGATGTGCTGCCTCCGGTAGTAATGCTTGCCATGAGTAGTAATCCTTTGTTTTGTTAGTAGTCCCAACGAATTTTGGGACGTCCGGCACGAATACCGATGTGAACAAAGCCCCGATACGAGGCCCCATAGCCTACGCTGAAGGGCCATTCCTTGTCACACCACTTCTCGAACTCCGCACAGCTGGTATTGATGGGGTAGGCATCCACCGCACCACAACCAACACCAAAAAGGTGCTCGCTGTTCGAGGCACCACCTACCGCAGCGTTAACCGCAGCAGGACGATGACCAGAAGTGATCTTCAAAGGGCCAAACTTGTTCCGTGCTCGCTCCAGAAACTCACAAATCTCTGTTGCAATGTCACATTGGCCCTGATTCCGAAACCTACGGGCCTCCTCACAGAGGGTAAGCTCACCATAAGTGAAGTTAGGGGTGATATTCTGACCAAAAGGAGACGTGGGTTTCAGCTTAGGAGGCCCAGGAGGCACCTTACGGAAGATTTCACCAAAGGTTTGGATGATCTCAGGGCTTACTGCCTTCTGTAAGTAGGCCCAAGCCTCAAGCTGCTGGGGTTCACCCTTGTCATACTTGGAGGCATCAGCAAAAAGAATGGTCACTTGAGAATGTTCTTTGCTTTTTGAATGGTGTCATCCTCCTTGCGGAATGGCTTCAGGTAGTTGGCTACCCGAAACACCAATCCAAGCACGGAGTTGTCTTTCAGCTTGGGGTTAAGACCAATGATCTCAGACCCAATGAAGAGACAGAAGAAAAAGGCCACCTCGTAGGTAACCTTCAGACCGAAGATGGTAATCATTTTTTCTTACCTTTGTTTGCTTTTGCTTGTTCGGACATCGCAATGGCGATTGCCTGCTTGCGTGAGGTCACCATAGGACCTTTCTTGGAACCAGAATGAAGAGAGCCACCTTTGAACTCCTTCATCACCTTGCCAACCTTAGCGTTAGCCTTTTTCACTTGCCCTGTCCTCGTAGTTGTTTGCGACCATGATTGGCAAGACTGCGCTTGCCCTGGCCTTGTTTGGTACGTTTGGGGGGACCAGCACGATGGGTAACGGCGCCAGTCCCGATCTTGCTCTTAACAGCCATCAGCAATCGGTCGCGTCGGAGAACTCAGGAAGGGTCTTGAGATAAAGGTAAGCCTGCTGAATGGGGTTGGGACCATCAAGACTCAGGCCAGACTGATAAAAAGTGTCGGAAAAAGAAGGAAGACCCAGTTCTTTGTAGGACCGAACCTGAAAGGTTATCTTATCTTTCCCAACAAGAGAGACTCCCTCTACTCGATGGTAGGCATCGGTAGCGATAAATCCTTGAACTGTGGTCGTAGTTTTTTTGAGTGCCATGATAGTGAAGTTAGAGGTTTCCTTCTGACACCCAAGTGCCAGGAGTACCAGCAACAGTGCAAATCCAACCCTTAGGACTGCCCACTGCTGGTTCATTGTTAAGAACGCGATCTCCTTTTCTCCACGTTCCCGTTGTCGGTGCCGCTGTATCTGCACCAATATAAATTACGCCATAGTACGGATCTCCTCTTAATCCTTTGAATAGCGTTAAATAAGTTTGGATGGTTTCATCATTTGGGGAAACACCCTTGTACCCACTGTATGCACCAGCCCCGATAGACCAAGAGTTCCAGTAGAGCTTTGAGTTAGGCGAAGTTACAAGATTACGACCAAAACATTTAGCAGAAGGGGCATAAACAAAGTAGGCATTAGCAGGAGGGTTTGTCGTGATATTTTCAATAAACGTATTATCAATTAACGTCGCGTTCCCAAGCACAGCTGCCTCCCCTTGGTTGGGCACAAATCCAGTACCAGCTGTAATGGTCATTTGGCAGTTTCGGAAGATGCCGTTATTTCCGTAACATAATCTAGAACGAGTTGACACTACGCGACAGCTGTCAAAAAACGCATTAACGGCACCTCCAGTATCAATTAGATAATTGCCGTAAGGGGCTCCACCAAAGCTTGCCTCGTCAGTGACTGTGCAACGAATGTATTTAGTAGCAGATGCAGGATCGGTTGCACTTCCATAAGGATTGACAATGGTTCCAGCAATTAAGCAATCTTCAAATACAAACCTTGGCTTTATTGTCCAAGTTGCATAGTTTGTGGTGCCAACAACTTTGCAGTTAATGAAAGTAACATTAGCAGAATCTCCACTGTCAGCAACTACGCCTAAGCCTACGTTATCTTTGAATTCACAATTCAAAAACAAGCCATTTCGGCATACGCTGCTTTCGGCTTCAATGTCCAAACCGGCACCTGGCGCACTGTTAAATGTGCTACGGCCTGTGTAGTTAAACGCACACCCAATAGCAGTCAAGGATGAACCTCCCACCCAGGAAAGGCCCTGCCTTGCGTTGTACTCAGACCTAACGTTAGCAAGGACATGCGGGTAGCAATCAGAAGTCTCTGTCAACCCTGCATAGCCAATTACTACTCCATCCAATCCGTGATGATGGGTGTAAATGTTCTTGGCGTGGAAGTTTTTGTTACCGTATGCGTAAAGTCCATAAGCCGGAAGTTGCCTACCTGTGTCGCCCCACAATCCACCAAGGGTAAGGTTTGCAATGTTGCCGTCAATCTCTAAATCTTCAACTGTTACAGAAACACAGTTAGTAAATGCAATAGCATTTCCAACTGATGCTGCATAATCAGCATTAGTGAAGGGCAGAGTAGGAGAATGAACTGCTCCTGTTACTGGGTTGAAAGATCCAAACTTTAGTCCACTTGCAAACTTGAGAATTGCGCCACACCCAAGCACTGAAACTGGTTTTGTGCATCCACTAAAGGAAAGTATTGTAGATGCAGCATACGCATAGCCAAGTCCAAATGCACCTGCAAGTGTCTGCTTGCCAATGATGTAAGTTCCTGGGGGAATAACAAGAACTCCTCCTCCAAGAGCGTTAATACGCGCTGATGCAGCGGCAAACGCATCAGTGTCATTAGTTACGCCGTCCCCCGCTGCTCCAAAATCTTTAACTGAAACGGTATCTTTTAATTTGTTCTCAACAGTACGCTGGATCGCGCCTGTGCCGGATTGAGTAAAGCCACCACCAAGGGTGGCTAGGTCGCGTGGTTTTGTCATAGTGGTGTGGTGATGGGTAGTGGCGCTGACTACGCTTGCTTGCTGGCCACTGGAGCCTTTGATGCCTCATAAGCAGCGATCACCTCAGGTGTCCACAATGCAGCAGCAACGGCTTGCAGCTCGGCGCAGTCGTCGCTTACGTCATCACCAGGAGCGCGGGTGTGGCGGTGATAGGTCTTGCCTACTTCAGCGCCATCTTTTTCAATGATGTCAGCACGACGGCATTGGATGACGAAATAAGGCGGGACGATTTCTAGCTGATGCTCATGACGCTCTGTGAATGAAGCCATTTTAGGAACTGCCGACTGGCAGGAACAGGTTTAATGGGCTTAGTTTTGAGCCGTTGCGGGCTATTTAATTAAATTGCGTAAACGCCAGCAAATGTGAAAAATTTACCGCTCATGGTTGCATTCGTTACATTAAAACCGGGAGTCAATAAAAACGAATTTGTAGTATTGCTACTCAAATAAGTAAAACTAGCAACAGGCGCATCGCTATAAATAACAGACAATACAATGTTGTCAGCGGCAGCAAATGGAAACGAAGTAAACTGAGCATTATTTGTGTTTGCCGTTGCCGGGTAAGTAATAATTCCTTGAATGGCAACTGCTCTGCCTATTTTTGTGTATCTACAGCTTGCAACGGTAAAAGATAATCCGGCCCCACTACTGTCTGTTGGCGTCCAGGTTCCTTCCTCGTAATCATCCAGCGTATTAACATCACTTGCTGCTACGGCAGTTGCGGGGAAGGTGATGCCGCTGCTGAGTTGCAGGATGCCGCCGTTGGCATTTGCCGATACGCCAACTAGAGTCCTGCCACTTGCATCCACAACCACCCGCCCAGTGCCGCCAGTGCTGATGGCTACCTGATCAGCACCAGGGCTGTAGATGCCGGTATTGGTGTCGCCTGATACAGCAATACCTGGCAGTGCTGCGGTGCCTGCGGTGACGGCTAAGACGCCGGTCATGGTGTCACCCGCCTTCAGCACATTGCTGGATGCCGCTCCAGTCAACGCAGCGGTGATGGTGCCTGCGGTGAAGTTACCAGACGCATCCCTGGACACAATCGCGTTTGCCGTATTGGCGCTGGCGGCTGTGGTGGCTGAGTTACTGACCTTACCTGCTGTTGCGATGGTCGCCAATTTGGTGTCAACAATTGCCGCACTTGCATTCACGTCTGCATCAACAATTACCCCAGCAGCAATAGCAGTTGCATTGCCCACACTGGTAACATCACCGGTTAGGTTAGCGTTGGTGGTAACGGTGGCTGCGTTTCCAGTAGTGTTTTGGTTGAGTGTTGGGAATGTGCAGTTAGTTAGCGTGCCACTAGATGGTGTGCCGAGTGCTCCACCGCTCACTAGGTTGCCGGATGCTGTGCCTGTTAGTGCTGCCGTAATTGTTCCAGCACTGAAGTTACCACTTGCATCCCTGGCAACTATTGCCGATGCAGTGTTAGCATTGGTTGCAGTAGTTGCACTATTGCTGACCTTGCCTGCCGTAGCGATGGTGGCAAGTTTGGTATCAACAATGTTAGCAGAAGGAGCAATCATTGAATCATAAATAGATCCAGGAGTGATTGCTAGTGATGTGTATCCATTGATTGCGTGAACTTCTACAAGATCATTGGCAAGTAATCCTACAGTAAAAACAACACTAGAACCGGTTGACGCTACATAATCAACACCCCTAGTTTGAAGAGCACCATTTATGTAAACTTGCTCATTACCTGCAATGTAACTTAAAGTGACACTCAGATCATCCGTGCCAGTAAAAGTAGTAGCTCCAGCAGTGGCAGTTTTTCTCCAACGAAAAATACTGCCAATAGCTGAAATAATCCAAACAGTGCCTGTCCAGAATTTCAAGCTATTTGCAGAAGTATTGAAATAGATGTCACCAATTTGAAGTGCAGCACCTCCTGCACGAGTCGTGGGATCTGTTGCATAGGGACCAAGGTAGGCGGTATTGATGTACCCATCCACATAGCCCTTGGTAGCGGAATCAGCACTAGCGGCAGGAGCACCAAGACCAGTGATTTTGAACCCACCCATGGCAAGGTTGCCAGACATGGTGTCCCCAGCCTTAGCAACCTTCAGCGCGTCTGCTGCGTCAACGTATGTCTTTGTTGCTGCGTCCTGGGCATTGGTTGGATTACCAAGACCAGTGATCTTGTTGGTGCCCATTGCTAGGGGACCAGACATACTATCACCGGCCTTAGTAACCTTCAGGGCATCAGCATTGTCGATGTACGTCTTGTTAACATACAACGGATCATCAAGCTTAACTGCCTTGTTATTGATCTCTTGGACCACATACAATGTCTGGTCAAAGTCAGCATTCAGATCAGCTGCCTTAATGGAAGAGCCAGGAAAGAACGTTGCAGCAAGAGCACTGTCATCGGTGCTACGATCAATCCGAACAGCAGCACCATTAGCAGGAGCCGCAACAAATTCAATGGTAGTAGCGTTGGCAAATGTGTATTGAGTTGTGACCGTCTGAAGAGTGCCATTAAGGTACACATCAATGTCAGCGGTATCGAGATATGGGAAGGTGATTGAAAACAGCTTGTTACTGCCGTTTCCCGTGTAGTTATTCTGTGTGGTTGCCATAGCTAATACAAAAGAATGTTAGAACTTAAGAATTGCATCCAACCGTTTGGATTCCTCTTCCGTCATACCAATCTTGGACGGATTGGTTAGTGCAGCATCAGGGCTGTAATTTCCTTTGGTTTTGATTTGATACTCTTTTTTATCCAGTCTTAGGCTTTCAGCTTCAAATGATGCATCCGTTTCTTGAAGAACCTTGAACGCATAGTCTTCCGCATCATTCCAAATTTCCTGAACGTTATCGTACACCCTAGGACGGACTGCTTTGAAGTATTCCTTGTCCTTACCCAAATGGCGGGAATTCCATTCCTTAAGATCGTCCTTGAAATACGGCAACTTCATCTCGTCTTTCAACCTATCCCACACTTTGAAATCAAACATGGCTTTGCGAACAATTGCCTTTTGATCTCTTGTGAGTGGAATGTTTTTGAACTTGTCGAGACGGTCGCCCCACTTGAATTCAATTTCAGCCAGCATGTCTGCTACCTTATCTTCTCCTGGAACACCAATTTCAAACGGAACGTTAGCATTCCAAATGTTACCATTAGGGTTCTTCAGGGGCTTACCATCCCTGATGCTAATCATGGCAGGGGCAAAGTTCCGATAAAAGGGAAGAGCATTTTGAAACATACGATCATACTCATTTGAATACTCACGCATGTTACCATCAAAGGTATTAGCAACACCCCTACGGAATCCAGAAATAGGCAGCTGGTTATTAACAGCGTTCAATGCAGCTTTGGTTGCTCCAGCAGAAGTCCAAGTTTCAGGATTGAAAACTTCCGCAAGGTTAGCAAGGCCTTGGAAGTAGCTTTTTTCGGTGAAACTACCAGCAATGGTAATGGCCAATGCGGTTGTGAGTTTTTCACCAAAATCTTCTGACATCCCATAGGTTCCCATGACCCTTGCGATGTTAGCCGAAGCGGCAATGATGTTGGACAATGGCTCAACCATGCCATAAGAAACTTGGAATCCAGGAAAGTTCAAGGACCGTGGCTTAATGTTAAGATCCTTCCACCGTTGATATTCGGAGGGTTCTTTTCTTGGATCAGGCATGTCGCCTGTGATCAGGTTGTTGGCTGCCATGTAGGCAGATGCCGTAACGGCCATAACACCGATTGCTTGCCGTCCATTCATTTCTGCTAACAGCAACTCATCACCACCATCTTTTGCTGCTCTGTAATTCTTAGAGAAAGAGCGAACAACAGGAAGATGCTCAAGTTGGTAGGTAAGGATGTTGGCAGGAGTCCTGATGAAAGGCACCATCCACGTTCCTCCAGGAATAGCAGAGATGGCTCCAGAAATGTAGTTAGCTACTGCTCCTGGATTGCTTTGGAATGTGCCAATCTCGGCGTACTCTTTGAAGGCATTGGATTTGATTGTTCCTGTTTGAGGATCCATCACATTAGCATACTTTGTCATCTTCAGTTCCATGAACTTTTTAGGATCATAGATACCAGATTCCATTGCTTCTAATGTAGCCTTCTCATCAATACGTTGACGCACAAGGATGGTTTTGAAATAATCATCCATCCCCATCATCAGCTTTTCAGGAAAATCAAAGTAATCTGAGACGGCATAATGCCATTTCAAGAATTTAACAGCAATCTGTTCTGGTTTGTTAGCAGCCACCTGCTCCAGAGTATCAAGGGCATTCTTTGTTTCCGAACGGCGAACGAATTGGTTGATGGATTGGTTCGCTGGAACACCAGTTTGAATTGTCCTATGAGCTACCTTCCACGCTTCCCCAGCACTGCCAAGGATAGACTGGTAACCAGCTAATCCAGCTCTCATTTGAGCAGGATCCAGGTTCAAGGCACCACCAACAATGATGCTTGTGGGACGTTCAATGAGACCATACACAACACTACCATTCCTGAAAATGGTTTTAACACCAGAAAGAATGGAGTTGTAGAAGTTACGAGCAGCAACTTCCCCTAGGTTGCTCAGGGCTGTGCGAGTGAAGCTTAGGGTTTTGGATGGGTCACCACCACTCAGCTGAAGGGCTCTGGTCAGACGACGCATAGCCTCCAATCCTTGGGCATCCCCCCGACGATAGGCATCCTTGGCCTCTTTGACCAGCTTCTTCATAGCAAAGATCGTCAGGGCTGTGTCGTTGTCATCAACTTCAAAGTCCTTGACAATTTGAGCAATTTCTCGGTCATCAAGATTTTGCAAGGCACGGACCCTAAGAGCACCCAAAGATCCACCAAAGAATTGTGTGCTTTCTTTGTACAGTTCCAGCAGACCAAACAAGCGATCAGCTACCCTTTCGTAGTAATCAGCACCAGCAATTTGAGCCGTGTCGGCCTGTTCCGCTATCTTGGACAGCCGATAAAGGTCATTGGCAAAGCTAGCAATGGTGATCTTGGCAGCACCCAGAGTTTCGGCTGTGACACCTACTGTTCCTGTTTTGCTGAGTGTTACGGTTTCCCCTGCCTCACTGAGCAGTTTTTTCATCAGACCACTTTCGTCGGCTGTGAACACCTGCTCGTAGGTCTTCAGGGAATCCATGAAATCCTTATTGATGCGGTAAATGTTTGCCAACACCTCACCATAAGTCTTTCCACTTTCCTTTGCAATTGCCCTAATATCAATCTGCTGTTCAATCTTCTTGAGGCGTTTACGGACCCCATCTGTCATGTTCATCTGTTTCACAGCAGACTCAGTAAGCACCTCTCCGGCATTGCCATGGATGGATACCTTGCCAACTCCTGTGAATCCTTCTTCAAGATTGATTTGATTGACACCAATGGTATTGATATCATCAGCCTTGATTGTCCCTGTATTTTCAAAATACTCCTTTTGGGTATTTGGATCAAGGGCATTATCAATATCAACACGAAGATCAGTCTGCTGCTGCTTCAAATCATCCAGATCAAGTTCAAGCTGTTCAACTTGCTCTGGGTCAGCAGTCGTGTCACGTCGTGCTTCCAGTTCTTGTGTCTTAACTTCGAGGTCATTAAGCTCTTGGGTCTTCACTCCAATCATATCAGACGTTTCTTTGCTAGAAGCTTTTGCTACTTTTTTTAAGTTCTTGTCTGATTCGGTTGTAAGAACCTCAATAGCTTCACGAACAACTTGGTCCTTGTCGTAGCCCTTAGCCAGTAGGCTCCGGGCAAACCGATAAGCCGTTGTGAGCGCAGGAAGCACCACATTGCCAACAACATTAAGAGGACCACCTTCTCCTACGCTTTTGACAGCATTGAGAATAGGGTCTCCTTTTTTCTGATCAGTTGCCAGTGCAAACATCCAAGACTTTTGAAGCTCTTCTGGAACCATACCCTTGATAACCTCTGAAAAGTTACCATCCTTGGCATCGGTCAGGAAGAAGTCAGCGATGGCACTAGGCACAAGACCTTCCGTCAGGATGCGCTTGCCCTTAGCAGCAGCAAACCCAACACCCTTAAGGCCTGCTGGCATTGGTGATGTGCCAAGCTTAGCACCAGGAATACCACGGAGGGAACGAGCAAGCAGGAAGAAGGAGAGTAGCTTCTCTCCTGCCTGAGCAACTTCGGTGCGGGGGGCTTTTGTTAGCTCGGTGTATGACCGCTGATAGGTTTCATCTGCTGGAGACTTCCCTTTGTTGACTGTGTTGTTAAGGTAAAATTGATAGCTTTTATCAATCACAGCCTCAACAGGCTTCACAACAGCACCGATACCAGCACGAATGGTTTCAGTTGCAGCAGCACTTACAGGGTTGGAATAAGATACCTCTTCAAGGGCTTTTTCCGTTCTTTGTAGTTTTTGCTGACTGGTGGCCCGTTGTTGCTTACGTTCCTGGGCAATCTGGTCTGGTGTTTTTTGATCGCCAGTAACGTTGTCAAAAAAGTCAGCAGCAGGAATCCCAATCTTTTCTTCAAGGAACTTACCAACACTATCCAACTCACCTGGCGGCTTTGGTTTTGGAGCGAGAGGACTAACAAGAGTTTTGTTGAACTTCTGTTCTTCTACCTGCTTGGCTTTGGTCTTAGCAACCTGTTGTTGTTGCTGTTTGACTTTGGTTTGTTGTACCGTAGCCTGTTGCTGTTGAACTGCTTTTTGTTCTGATTGCTTGTTAAGCTTCTTAAGCTTTTCAAGGTCAATAGCCGGGTAACTGTTCATGATGTGTTAGGGTTCTCCGCAGAGAGATGTTGACGTGGTTGTTATGGGGAAGCTTGTCCCGCAAGATAAGCTTCCTTACTTTTTCAATTCTCTGGCAATGCGACGCCGAAGCTTATCGAAATTACGATAAGGTTTCATGCTACCACTTCCTGCTGGGGCTGGTGCCAAGAAATCAATACTAGCAATGGTTCCGTCCGCAGACTGAACATTTCCAGTACCACCTTGGGTGCCTACTAATTGACCAGCCGTGACAGTTTGACCAATCCTTAGGGGTGTTCTGGAAGCCAAGTGTCCATACAGAACATCAACACTTTCACCTGTGTCTGGATCAATAGATTCAATAACAACAAGATTACCATAACCACCTTCATACCTAATGTCTTTGACTTTGCCAGGAAGAACAGCAGGGAATTGTTTGTTCTCAAAGAAAACATCTAACCCTGGCTGACCGCTTGGAGATTCAAATTCAATTGAGCTGACCTGTGGTTTGAATCTAGATAAGCCTTGAAGCCAGGTTGGTGTTGGTTGTGGTGGTTGTACCCTCAGACGTTGAAGTTCAATCTGATACTGTTCACGCATCCGGGACGTGGTCCGTGGATTAGCAATCAGCTCAGCAAGCCTAGGACTAGTAGCTTTGTTTGCTTGATACACCTTGTTGCCGCTTGCAACTGCATTGGCATCATACGTCCTGCCAAGCTTAGGAGCCTGCCTACGAAGAAACTCGGGGACAGACACACCAGCTGTTTGGGCATGGAACACAACGTCAGAAGGAGCCTTGGTTCCTGCGCTAAGACTTTCATAGGCAACGTCCCACCGCTCTGGATCAATGCTCGTATCCTTGACAGCAGAGGTCACACGAGGCACCCTGGACTGAACCAGATTCACCAAGTCACGACCGTTCGTGCTTGCTGCCTTACCAGCAGCTGGCCCAACGATGGCTCCTTTGATGTTAGGATTTTTGGAAGCTGGAAGAATCTTGGCATCCTTTCCTTTTCCTGATATGTAACCAGGGGCCAATTCTTGAAGATAATCTTCAAGGCGTTTGCTTACCAAAGAACCTAGGTTAGGAGAGTTTTTGTCAATTTTTCCACTTGCAATGTCGGCAAGCACACTTTGTTTGGCAATGTTGGCCATGCTTTCAGCAGCAAGCCCACTGGCACTATCAAAGTATTCAGGAACTTTTCCAAGTTCTGTCCCACCTTCTTGCCTAAGGAAGTCTTTGGCCTTACCTTTGATGGCAGCATCAGATGGCAGCAACTCTTTGGCTGCGGCTTCATCAGCAAACCGGTTGGACTCGCGCTTGAAAATTTCAGTTGAAATGACCCCTTGCTTTTGCATGGCTTCCAGCTCTGCCAATGTTGCAGCAGCCTTTCCAAGATCATCTGCTCGCTGTGGATCGTAATCAGGACCACTGTCAACAAACTCCTGTTGAATCCTACGAACATCAGGTGTTTGTGGGATGTCTTTCAGCAACCTGAGAGCTTCCCGATAATTTCCTGGATTCCTATTGTTGTAGAAACCTTGAACAATACTTTCGGCTTCCTTTTTGTAACCATCCGTAACATCTTGATCTGCTTGATTTTTTGTGGTTACAATCAGATCAGACATTTCCTTTAGGTTGAAGCGTTGACCGTAGGTGCCAAGCTCGGGGCTGCCAGGATTAAGAAGGGTTGCCTTGTAATTTTTGAGAAGTTGTCCAGCCAAGGCAGGATCACTATCGTTGACGGTACGGAGAAACGTCTCCATCATCTCGTTTGTTTCTGTATTGGCTTTGCCTCGGTTTCCCCTATTCAAACCAACCAACTTATCATTCATATCAAACACAACACGACTCATTGCAGCAGGATCTTTCATAAGAGCGGTTTGCTGTGACAAACTTCCCCTAAGGTCTTCCCGTTCGTTGGCTTCTCGTGTGGTGATGATTTGTTGCATCTGCATTCCCAGCATCTCGCTGCGAGTACGCATAGCAATAGGAGCCACCTCGGCTGCAACAATCATTGGGTTAACATTACCCAATCCAGCCCTTTTTGTGTACTCGGTGATTCCTACTTCCCAACTGGCTTCAAGATCAGCACGAGTGCGTGATCTGGCTGGGGCAAATAGCTTTCCATCGGGACCAGGAATGATTGAATCCGTACGAGCTAAGAAGTCCGACATGAACGCTTCAAGACCGCTAGCACCTTTCCTAGCAATACCGATGGCTTGACCATAAGCCCGCCATCCAGTAGCTGCTGGAGCATCTTGGTACAAGTCTTCAGCAAGACTTGGATTGGTTGCACCGACCGCAGCAACGACTTCTTGGTTTGCGCTGTTGGCTGTTTGAAGCAGTGTCTTGTCTGTGTTGTAGGTAGTTAGTTGTTGTTGGGATGGAACTTTGCGTCCATTAACAATATCGGCAATGCCTAGGTTTTTCTCGTTTTCATTACGTTCCTTTGCCCTGTCGGTAAGGAAAGATGTCAGTGTTTGACTGAACTCTGAAAACGCCCTCAGGTCTTGCTCCGACTGCTGGAGCATTTGCCGTGAAGGATCAAATGCTTGGCCTGGTTGAAAGCTAGGTGCTGTCCCAGGACCAGCTAGGACAATCTGTGGACCTGTGGATTCATAAATACTAGCCATGACTACTTACCAGATTTTTTGTCAGAAGGAGGCGGGGTCGGTGGTGGTGGTGTTGGATTAAGTCCTTTTGGAGCTTTCAAACTCATGTAAGTATTAGCACCAGCCAACCCAGCCTCACCAATGCCAAGGATCAGACCACCAACACTAGGAGTTGCAAGGCGTTGGGAAGCGGCAGACACGTTGCCTATTTGTTGTTGTTGGAAGATGTTCTCCATCCCAAACCCATAGTCCTGTTGGGCATAGGCAAGGTTCAATCCAAGAGTACCAAGATCACGACCTTCGGTACGTTGGGCATCGGTAAGCAAGGCACCAACGCTCTGTCCTGTGCGTCCTGAGGCCATGATGTTGCCTTGGGCCTGGAGGCGTTTGGTGAGTAGTTCCTCGGCCTTCTGGGTGGCCTGATCAAACTCTCCTTTGAACTTCAGTTGTTGCTGTTGGTAGGCCCTGTTAGCAGCCTGTTGGTTCAGATCACGTTGTTGCTGGTAAGCCTGCTCGGAGGCAGCAGCTGCCTGGCTTTGAGATTGGTAGCCAGCAATACTGCTTATTGCCCCCATCGCAAAGCTAGCAACACCTAAGGAGATAGCGTCACACATGATTAGTTAACTTAGCGAATTGGACATAGGTAAGATTGGTAGGAGTCACCACATAAGACAATCGCTTGAACCCAAGGATGTGAAGCAACTTCATGTGCATCTTGTTCCGAGGGTCAGCGATGTTATGAAGCATCTCATACTCTGTCTGTGAGGCCACCCATTTGCGGGCCTTCGAAAGAAATAGTTTGGGGTAGGAACGGACATAGGGCGTGGTAAGCATCCAAATGGCTCCGCAATGGGCATCTGTTCTGGATACCCCCGCTACCCCGCAAATCATACCATCGGGGTTCCAGAAGGTCACAGGATGGTCTGAAAGGAGGACAGACATCGTTACCGCATGGGGAAGGTCGGTATGACCAAGACCAAGCAGTTCCTGTCTGTCCTCTTCTTGAAGGTTGTTGGCCACCCAGATTGCATCCAGGTGACCTGCCTTGTTAATCAGTTTCTTGCAAATACGCATGAACTCAGATAGCTTTGACGCCTTTGGTATTGTAGGTTCCTTCCCATTCAAGTGTTGTGAAGGCTGTTGGGAAGGGGCTGTCAGCAATCAGTTCAAACTCAAACTGGTTTCCTTTCGCTAGGACAGGGACCGTACTTTGAGCATTACGAATGATTGGAATGTTGTTGGCCAGGTAGTAGTTGGCATTGATCTGAGGAAGTTCCAAAGAGAACTCATCTCTTCCTTCTGCCCTTACCACTGCCCGATACGGACCAGAGTTGTAGCTATTCACAGTGATGCGAGAAACCCTAGGGATGTTGATGGTATCCTTCTTGCCTTCTTCCTTAATGAAATAAAAGGCAGGCAACTGGGCAAGGGCCTCGTACTTGTAGCCAATGGCAAACTTGCTTGTTGTTTGATTACCATCAGCAGTCAAGAAGTACCGTTGACCCACGGGCTGTGCAAGATCCACCTGAAGGGTTTGTTCTTCAAAGTATCCCGCAATCTTTGGATCAAGGAACATCAGGACGGGCTGAAGGGTGGTGTCTTGGAAACCATCCTTGAAGCACACATGAGTCAAATCAGCAGCTGAATCATAAGTAAGGGTTGGTTTGTAGTCAAAGAGATCCAGCCTCACATCCAGATAATCACCTTCAAAAAGAAGAGATTGATTAGGTGTTTCCGTTAGCAGAGACATCCGACTCAGGACATAGTTGCTACCATGCTTGGTAATGACAAACATGATGTCCTGATAAAAGTCAAAGTATTCAATGGTTCCTGGAAGATTCCATTTGAACCAAGAAGATACTCGGGTATCTCCTACCTGAAGAAAGCGATAAAGATACAAGGAGCTGGTATTCTGTTTGCTACTCATTGCAACCGTTCCCGCAGACTGCGATACCTTCAGGTTAGAAATAGCAGCTGGGACATAGGTAGGAAGAAACCGTGTCAGTTCAGACACCCTTGGCTTACCACCAATGTTATCACCAATGTCCATCTCAAACACGGTAGTGCTCTTGGAACCTTCTTCAATGAAGAGGAAACTAGGACCAATATCAACCGGAGCAATCGTATCCGTTTGATTGTAGGATGACAGTAGGTTGATCTCAGCTGTGTTTGGAGCAAAGGCTTCCGTTGTGGTTGTCAGGAAGTACTGTGCATTGTCACCAAACAGAACAAGACCTGTGGGTGCTGGGATGGCATGTTTCAGACGGATAGGCCTTAGGCTGCTGGCACTAAGATCAACAGGATCGCTAGCAACAATGGTGATAGCCGTGCTCGTGAAGAAACTGAAGTAGTCTCCTGCCTGTGAGCAGATGACATTTTCACGAGACATGAGTACCAGTCTGTTCTTGTAAAAGGAGATACCATCAATGGATCTTCCAACAAAGGAAGGCATCGGTGCTGTGATCGTATCACCAACAGTACGGGGCTTCCAGTAGTTCAAACGAGCAGCATCACCCTCAAGGTTCTGTGTGTTCACACTGGTGATTGTGAAGGTATCACCCAAGGTGTTTGTTACCACGTTGGTTGCGGCATACCCCTGACCTGCCTGGAGGATACTGATCGCATCAATCACCCCTGTTGTTTGTTGGATCTGTGTGATGCCAGCACGGGTTTCATTACTGATGCTCTGGAATGCTCCGTTTTGAACATAGGTAGTATCACCCTGAACAAGTTGGGGAATACTGGTAATACCAATTTGAACACCAGCAAGATACCAATAATAGGTGGTTGTAGTTACTGTGGTTACAGGAGCATACCTAGCTCCATAATTAGTAGTTGTAGTTACAACTTGCCTAACATAGCTGCTACTATTGGCAGCATAACTATTGGTAACAGTAACAGACTTCACCTTCTCAACAGTAAGGCGTAAGTTCTTACCAGCACCACCAGTCACTGCCATCTCTTCCCCTACCACATGACCACCGCTTGTTGCGGAGGTAATGCTAACAGCAGTAGGAATACCAGTCACCACAGACGTACCAGCACTAGCAATGGCTGATGCTTCATCAAGTTTACGGTAGGTGAAGGTTCCATTGGCTTCCCTGATGATGACATGAGGCATGGTCTCCTCATTCAGTCCCAAGGTAATGCCAGGTGCAATGGTTTCCTCCCAATGACCAATACCAGCAGCACTGCCATCAGCAGTTTTGAAGATCACCCAATAATCATCTTCACCATTGGAACCAGATCCACCAACCTCAATCTTTACATTATTCAAGAATTGAGGGGGAAGATTAGCAACCGAAGTTACAACACCTTTGTAGGCATTGATGGCTGTACCTGTGCTGCCACCCTTTGCTTCAATGGTGAAATCAACGTTGGTGTTACGACGGATGTGGATGGTATTGCCAACGGTTGTGGCTACCCAGTTGGCATTGCCATTGATGCTAGCAGCCAACCCAGTAACAATGTCAGACACGTTGAGTTGAGTAGCACCGCTGGTGGGAGTAGCATACGAAAACACAGTTCCATTCAACGTGATGATGTACGTTGAAGAATACGCAATGGTGTCAATAGTGACAAACGCATAAGGTGTCTGAGCAGCACTGGTGGTGGCACCTTGCGCTACCGCCACATTGCGGTTCAAAACAAAGATGTAATCGTTGACTTGAAGGATCGCAAGATCGGCTGAGTCGGTGTGGGTTGCATACGTTGTGGATTCAGCAGCAACAGCATTCACTGTTTGTTGAATACCATTGTTTGCACTCCATATCTTCAAAGCACCTGCTTTGCTGAACTGAATGGCATACCGCTCACTGTCATCACGGAACACCATGAACCATGTGCCATCTGCTACCACATTAGGAAGAGCAGCAACACCACCAAGACCAGGACGCTTCAGCAAACCAGATGCAGTATCAGGATAGTAGTTATCGCAGACACGAAGCTGGTTGCTGTATTTGATTGAGTCGGGTTGTTGGGAAACACCACCGATCAGGTTAGGAATTTTCTGAGAGATGGCAGCCATTATCGTGCAATCGTACGGAACGGAGTGTAGGAGACATAGTAATTCTGACCACTTTCAACACCAAAGATGTTCACAGCAGAGGTGTCAGTGTCATAAGCAAGGCAGTTGGCTCTGAGCAGGGCCTCATCCACTTGGTTGAATTGGAACATCTCCTTGGATCCTACCACACTGCCAGCAAAGGTCCTAGCAGCCTTCTGGGTAACATAGTCTTGGAAGACCTGGGGAAGATCCTCAAAGTCAAACAACCACACCACGTCGCATAGGAGTGGATTGGCGGTAGGGAAGATGAAACTATGAGCAATTTTATCGTAGAGTTTGCCACCACGCAAGACGGTCTGGTATGCTTGCACGTTGCTGTTCTTGTTGTCCGAGATCTGAAGGACATTGGATGGTACTGTGATCTCACCATTCGCAGCGGGTGTGAACGGGTAATTGATCTCAGTATTGAAGTGCCATCCTTCTCCTTGGACCTCTCGGTTCATGGAATCAAGAATACTCAGTGCAGTGGCAATCTCTGGGTTAGCGATGTCGAGCGACACCACTGGTGCCTGCCCGATGCCAACCAACATCTGGTTAATGGCTTGGAGTTGGGTAGTCATTGTTCGGACAGGTGGTTATTAAAAGAAAAGGACCCAACCCTTAATAGGCTGAGTCCTAATGAAAGCCTAATTTGTTCCTAATTAGGAGTTGGTTATCAGGTGTTGCGGAAAGCACCAGCAACGCCAACGCGCACAGCGCCAGCACCGTAGGCCAGACGGCCCACGATCACGTCGCCTTGATAAATCACCTTGGTATCGGCGCCCGTGGTCTGAACCGAAGGACCGATGGCTTCCACAACGCCAGCAGCGTCACGGTGGAAGATCAGGCCACAGCTGTTGGTGAAGTTGGAAGCAATGCCGTAGGAGTTGTTCTCGCCGGTCACAGCAGCAGCATCAATGGCGGCGCCAGAGGCGGAACCATACTTGCCCAGGAAGGGGATGTTGTTGCTCTTCTTGATGCTGATACCAGCGATCTCATACAGGCCATCACCGGAGTTCATGGAACCCTGGTTGTTGCCGTACTCACGGTACAGGATGTTGGTATCGACCTGGCTGATCAGGGCGTAATACTGACGGGGGGACAGCACGGCCACACGACCATCCTTAGGAGCAGCCACTTCGTCAAGACGGGCAGCAGCTTCAAAGAAGCCGTCCACCAGGGCTTGGGCATCATACTCCTTGTTGGCACCCAGGTTGATCTGGAAACCACCAGGCTCGCCGGTCACGGCAGCAGAGGCAGAGGAGGCACGATCGAGCACACGGAAGATGCGACGATCATAGAACTCAGCCAGGCTCTGGCCGATTTGACGGGCGATAGGGCCACGGATGTCATACTGGCTCATCACCTCATCGAGGTCATCCACGAAGGCACTGGCGACCAGCAGGTCGTCCATTGCGATGGTGGTCTCGGCAGCAGCAGGGTTGCCGGAACCCAGGATGGGCACACCGGGGGTGTGGTAACCAGCCGAGATACGGCCAGTGTGGATGAACTGGGCTTGCTTGCCACCACGGAGGGTCCGGTTCATGACCAGATCCTTGGCGATGGTGCTGTTACGGAAGGCCTCGTAAACCTCGCCAGTGAACAGCTTCAGGAAAAGAGCGGTAGTGCTGCCAGCTTTGTTACTCTGGCCAAGATAGGTAGGTGTTGCAGACATTGGTCTTAGTAGGTAGGTGTGTTATGATCAGTTCCCAAACGTTTGGATTTTCCCCTAGGAGGTAGTATTCAGTTGTTAGGCAATAGTCCCGTCATATTGGGTGTCCACCGCAGCGGGCCAATACTCCAGTCATGACTGGGTTTTTTATGAGGCCCAAACCTCAAGAGAAAGGGGGTCCGACAGCTGAGGTGCCCCCAAATCCGGCATTGGATTGTCCGTTTTTCCTACATCAGATCATTGCTGTTTGCAAGCTTCTGCTCTACGTCATACCGATAGGCAGGGTCATTGCGGTAGCGTGGATCCGAAATAGCTCGTGCAAGTTCAGCTTGGCTACGGAAACCCGGTTCTGGGCGAGGTGCCCTGTTGCCACTGACACGCTTACCTTCAAAGCCAACAGCATCCTTGTAACGATTGTTAAGGGCCTGCACAGCAAAGAAGATAGCATCCTTGTTGCCACTGTTCACCACATTGTCATAGGCTGCGACTTCCTCAGGTTTGAGGTTATCAGCAGCCCATGCAAGGGTATCATTGTAAGCATCTTGCCCGCCCACGGAAGTGACTATGGACTGGGCATCAGTGTCAGACAAGGGCTGTGCCTTGGCTACTGGATTGCTCTTCTGAAGTTCCAGATAAGCATCAATGAGTTGCTCAGATGGCATCTCCTTGAGTTTCTGGATAGTCTCCGGTTTCAAAGCATTGTCATTGGAGTAATACTCCTCCGACGCATCCTTCAGAAACTGAACCTTTTCAGCAACAGGTGATTTGGTTTCTGATTCAGTTTCTTCAGAAGATTCTTCGGTAGTCTCCTTTGTTGATTCCTCATCTGCTGATTCAGATTCCTTGGATCCAAGCTTCTTCTGTAGTTCCAGATAAGCCTTTTCAAGGTCCTCAGCAGACTTGAACTTTCCAGCATACTGACCAGCATCCTCGGAATCAACCTGACTGCGACGATACTTCTCTTCATTTGCTGATTCTTGGGCCTCAATAATCTTGCTACCAGTCTCCAGATTCTTTGCTTCTGTTGCCTCGCGGCTAGCAGTCACATCTGGATCGGTGCCATCAAAAATGATTTCAGACATTGAGAGTTAGTGGATAACAATGGTAACTTTGCCAACGCCAGGTGAGGTCACCTTAGCATCACCATACTTGAACTGTTCCTTAGGACCAGAAGCAGATGGAATGTTGACAGGAGTGGGAATAGCAGCAGGCAGTTCGTTACTGCTGGGGGGCAGGGGGTCCTGCTGGAGCTGCGGTTTGGCCACTGCCTGCTTGTTGCGCGGTGTTAACGACATTTTGAAGGGCTTCAATAGCGCCAGGGTTTTTGGTTGGATCCATCATAGGAGCCTTAACAAGTTGTCCGGCTTGTCCCATGAGGTTGTTGGACATGTTAGCCTGCTGCATCTTCTGCATTTCTGCATCACGTTCCTGAGCAGTCTTGACCAACTTCAAGGTATCAATGCCCTGGGCAGCAGCAAGGCGCTTAACTGCTTCCTCAGGATCAATGTACTTGGCCATTGCCTCAGGTCCTAAGGCTTGTGAGATTGTGCTTAGGAACATCATGAGAGACTCACGATCTTGCCCACGACCAATGCCCTCAAGACCAGCAATGATGGTTGGGAATACGATTCCCTTAGGTAGTTGGGGAAGTTCTTTGGAACGCTGGAGGACAAACAACTTGCGTTGCAGGTACGGACGTACTAGTTCCACAGCGAGGTTGCCATAGATTCCACCCAGCTGTTCGTTGAGTTCCTGCTGGGTAGCACGGATCTCCTCAGCAGTGGTCCTCTCAGATTGCCGCACAGACATCACCAGGAAGGCCTCAGAGAGGCGTTGGGTGAGTGATTGGATCATCTGGTAGGCACTGCTGAAATCAGCCTGCTTGCTGACTTGCACAGCGGTAACATCATCAGCCTTGCCTTGGATGATGGCACCATTCCCTGCCTTGGCTAGGGTACTGGGCTTCACTGTGGCAGAAGGGCTGACTAGGAAGACGACCTTAGCAGCAGCTGCTGAGCCCTCCACCATGGCTTGCATCAGGCCCTCAAGGCTCTTCAGGTCTCCTAGGTACTCTTCAATACGACCACGACCATAGTCCTCACCATCCACTACGTTGAACCGTAGGGGCAGCCAGGGGGTTGTGTTCTTTGGAGCTTTGCCGTAGGAGTCAGGAAGGATAGTCCCTTCCACTTCTTGTTTCCATCGCCACTGTCCATCCATGAGCTTTGCCCAGGTGAACACAGCGACTTCTGATTCTCCAACACTCACGTCTGTGCTAGGAGCACTGGTGTTGTCGGAGGCATCATTGACATTCCTGGTTGCGTTCTTTTGGAACTCAGGTGGCAGGAACTGTCGGTCAATAGCTTCAACAGTAACGATCTCGGTGGGGTTACCCTCTCCATCACGGACGACCACATAACGGTCAAGAGGATACAACTTAACACCACTATTTCCCATGAATACCAGGGCATTCCCGGTAACAATGAGGTGCTTCATTGCCTGGTGAAGGATCACACGATCCTGTGATTCGGCAATGTTTTGCATGACCACTCGTTCCATTTTGGAAAGAGAGAGATCAATCTCCGACTTAACGGCAGCACTCATTGATGGGTCCAAGCTGAGCTTACCATCATTGATCTGAAGCTTGAAGAAAGTTGCATTCACTGGGAACAAACTTAGCATCAGCTTCGAGGCCATGACGTTAACGCCTTTGGCGCCCATGCTCTGCCAAGGAGTGACGAGCTTCTGTCCATTCACCACACCCGTAGGGGTGAGGAGATAGGGAAGAGAAAGCACAGCACAGTCCCTGGCAGTATCCAAGAAGATCGTTCTGTCGCTAGCCAATCTTGCGTAACGACTTGCGGCAGATTGATTTTCCATTATTATTTACCAATACTAAGGTTGGTTGGATTAGGATTCATACCACCAATGCTGAGAGGAGACTTCATCGGAGCCATACCACCAGTGCTCAGGGGAATAGCAAGATTGCTAGTACCTTTGCTTGCTTGGGCAATGCTTTCACGAGTGGTCTTGGTGGGCCTCACTGTGGTGGGCTGGGTGCCAGCCGGAATCACAGGAGCCGGGGGTGGAGCAGGAGGTGCCGGAGCAGACGGCATACTAGGTGCAAGGCACATGATTACGGATTGCGTTTTGACTTAATGTAACGAATGACAGAAAGAGCACCAGCCATACGTCCTGCTTCCCACGTGGTCATCTCGTGGTCAGGATAGTTGTCTGGGTACCTCTGGTCAAGATCCTCAATGAGAAGATCAAGATCCACACGTCCCCCCACCACGTCTGTGAGGGGAATCTCGGTGGCATCAAAGTAGGCACTAGCCATACTGGGGAAGGTCAGTGTTGCTGGCTTCAAAGAACGCAGGCATCCTAGCCCGCTGAGTATCGGAAAGGCCAGGGGCCTTGCCACGCTCATACAGGGAATCAGACTGGCTGATCCAGAAGTCCTTGCTGAGGTACTTGTTGACGGTACTGGTCAGGCCATCCATCATCCATCCAACAGTCGCTCGACGTAGGCGATTAAGGCTGGGGGTGGACCGGAGGCCAAGCTCGGAGCAGACCATGCTGTGGATGGCAACATGGGTTTGCTCATCTCGGCTGATGTCTGCTGCTGTGGTTCGTACTCCGATGTCTCCGTTGAATCGGTAGAAGGGCAGTAGGACAAAGAAAACACTCCTCTCAAGAATAGCTGCCTTAAGGATCGGATGCTCCGGTGCCTCAAGCCAGGTCCTTAGGATGTGACTTCCTTCTGCCTCTGCCTTCGGATCAGAACCATGAGCAGCGACCACATAACGGAAGGCCTGATCATGGCGCTCTTCATCTTGGATGTTTGAGGTGAGAGCCTCAACAACACCAGCAGTCTTGGGAAGTTCCTTTTCAAGACCTTGCCGAAGGAAATCAGCGACAGGCAACTCCAGATGACGCAGAGCAAGAGCACGAAAGAAGGCATCTTCGGAGTCAGGAACTAGGTTACCCTTTTGAACAGCAACAGGAGTCCATTTGCGTTTGCGGGAAACAACCTGATCATAGGGCGAAACAGTCACAATTATTCTCCACAGGGAATACAACGATCATCAGATGGAGGAGCTTCCTCAAGAGGATCCTCATCAAACTTGAAGAACTCATGGAACTCTTCATCAAGGGCAGCCAACGCATCATCCTTGGAAAGCACATCAGGCATCACCTGGAGGGAATAGTACAAGGATGTCTGCGGAGAGATTAGCCACTTCTGAATGAAGTCTTGGTCATAGGTAACCACATCACTCCAACTGTTGTAGGAGTAGCCATGGAATAGCATGGTACTACGGAATAGTGATACCAAACCATCAACTACCTTGTTGTAGTTGTCCCAGCCAACCTCGGATGCAACCTCCATATCAGGAGGGTAGTGGTAGGCATCAACACCAAAGGTGCCGCTGTCACGATCCACATTGCGAGAGATGGGTGGGGCAATCTCAGGAGCCGTTGTGAAGCCCCTCAGATCCACGTTGTTGTAGGAGCAGGAGGCAGTGGGGGCAATAGCAAAGGCACGGACCATGCCAGCCTTACGGGCGATGATGGCAGCCTTCTCAATGCCTAGGGCTAACTGAGATACCAAGCGGTAGGCATCACTGAAGCTAGGTTGGTGAGTCAGGTACTGCTCAAGAGCTTCACCGAAGCTGGCGTAGGTTACTCCGTTCTGATCAAGGAAATTGGCCAAACCAAGAATGCCAAGACCAACTTGACGATCAACCTCAGGTGTCAGATACTCACCAGTGTCACCAACACCAGTCTTGCCATGTAGCTCCACAAGAGATGTCATGCCCTCCTCAAAGGCTTCAACGATGTTGCCACTGGTGCAAGCACCTAGGTTCACATGCTGGAGCAAGCAGGTGCCACGGCTCTTCAGATACACCTCCAGACAGACGTTGCCATAAATCCTGGCACCATCAGCATCATAGCGAATCTTGTTCAGCCAGATGTCACCACGCTTGATGCCTTCAATGGTGGCAGCAATCAGTTCAGGATTACCATCCTCAAGGAAGTATTGGTCAACATCCAGACAACGCTTCACCCATGGGAGGTCAGAACGGCTAGCATTGACAAACTCAAGAGCATCAGGATGATCGAAGTCCAGATGACATACCACAGCACCGTTCTTGTAGTGCCCACCTCGGCGGAGTGTTTCATTGAGAGCAGAATAAATGCGGGCAAAGGAGACTGGACCGGAAGCCGTCAGGCCCTTTCCATTCTCATCACCCTTGGGACGTAGGTTGCTGAGGTGAACAGCAACACCAGCACCATTGCGTAGTGCGTGGGAAACAAAACGCCAGGAGGACTCAATCCCATCAGGACCCTCCATGCTATCCTGAACCACAAAGACGGTGCAGGACACGGGAAGACGACTGGTAGGATCATTGATCCAGTTCTGGACACGACCCGTGCGGGCAATAACATTGGGCGTTTTCATAATCAGAGAAGATCCTCAAGGATAGGTGGTTCATAGTTTGGCCCCTTCATAACCTTACCATCTTCGCGGCGGAGGGGCTTGCCATCCACGAGTTTGCTCATGTTGGAGCGGAAGACACGGTTCATTGCCGAGTCAAGGTCCCAGCCACGAGCAGCGGCATACTGGTAGCAGACAAAGACGAGATCTGCTAGTTCTTTGAGTTGGTTCTCCAGAGAGCCACCATAGAGTTCCGCCTCATACTCATCACGAAACTCGTTGTATTCCTCACAAATCAGTTCGTGTTGAAGTTCGTGGACATTCTCATCGACACTGGCCACTGGTTGTTCCATCGCCTGTCGGAACAGGATAGCCTGAGTGAGGAGGCTGGGCATCACCAATGGCTTTGATTTTTCGGTCAACGTAGGCGCGGACTTTAAGCCAATCATCGAGTTCTGATTCGTGGGGTTTGTAGCCTGCTCGGCAAATGTATTTGATGATGTTACCAGATAGGAAGTCAAGATCTTGGTCAACAATGAAGTCCCAAACCTGAATCTTTCCTTGCTGGTAATGAGCTGGATCGTACTTACTCATGGTCGAAAAACTCTTTGTAGGCTGGGTTTTTCATGATTGCTTTGAGTTGTCGTTGCCTGAAAAACTGCCCCAATCTGGTTTGGTGAAAGGATTGTCTGTCAAACCAAAGCCTCATACCAATCGTAAGCTGGAACCATAGGGAAGCAATCCGTGTTGGAAGCGCAGTCACTTGAAGATCAAGGTACCGCAGAATGTTTGGAGAAACAATGAACAGGGCAACTAGGACTGCGAGGAGTCCAAAATAGGTGGGTTCCACAGGATGGGTTGTTTGATTGTGAAGTTGTACTCAGTAGGGCGAAGGATCCTGGCAAGTCTAGCATTACGGATGGCATCATCCTCACTAAGACCTGCCTTCTCATAAGCACCTCTGATCACCTCCCACTCCTTCCCCTGTGCCCCTACGAGCAGCTTCTCAGCACCCTTGGCACCAATACCAGGCACACCCTTGTAGCCGTCCACAGGGTCTCCTGTGAGGCACTGGGTCCAGAACCAGTAGTCTGCCTGTTCCTTGGTGGTGGTGACCTCTTCCTTTCCATTGAACAACCGACAAGCGATCTGTTTCATGTCTTTGTCGGGACTGACCAGAACAAAGTGAGAAGGATCATTGTGGCAATGAATGCCAAGAGCATCATCAGCTTCAAGGTTAGGAATGGTTACGGTATCATAATGCTGCCGACACCAATCAAGCAGCCTACGATAGCCAACAGGCTTACGCTTGGTGCGATTGCCTTTGTACTCAGGATCAACCGTCTTCCGAAAGTTCTTGGTGTCAGAAAAGTACAGGGTGACATTGGTTGTGTCAAACTGTGACCTGAGGTTGCTGATGTCCTGCTCAAAGGTTCGGATTACTTCATCCAGATTGCTGACAATCGTGATGATGTCTTCACCCCAATCAAGTTCCTCCTCATTGACCTGACAGGAACGGTAGGCAAAGAAATCAGCATCAACCCTAAGGTCAATGGCAGTCTGCCCACGATGCCCCTTCTTTCGCTTCGGAGGCGAGTGGGACTCTGAGTTTGTAGTACTCACCGGCTTGGACGATTGACCATTCGAGATTGAACTTGAAGTCATTGACGAGGTGTGGAAGGACGGCTAATTGAATTTCATCGTGGATCCAGCCAAGCCATTGGTAATCAATGTCCCACTTGTATCCTAGTTTGGTCAGTGACTCATAGGCAATCACATTCCATCGCTTGCAAACGATAGCACCAGCACTCTGAAGCAGATAGTTCAAAGCAGCGTGTTTCTTACCTTGAAGCTTAATGGGCCGACCATCCAAACCAATCAGGACATCACCCTCTGCTCGTTTCTTAACGGCAGTGAGAAGATCATCAAGACCAGGAATGGCAGCAAGGAACTTCTTACGAATGTCCTTACCAAGTCTTAGGGCTTCCGCATCACCCAAACCCTTGTCCATAGTGAGCCCGATCTTTTTGTCGGAAGCACCGTAAATGAATGCGTAAGTGAGAGACTTGACAGCCTTTCTCGTGCATCCAACTCGGTCTGCATTCTGTTGATGAATGTCACCATTAACAACAACGTCAGCGAAAGACCCCCCATCAAAATAGGCAAGGTAATGACCAAGCATCCTAAGTTCAAGGCCAGAAGCATCAGCACCGACCTGTCGCATTCCCTTACCAGGCAAAAAAAGCGCACGGCATCTTGGATCACTGCTTACCTGTCCGAGGTTTGGTTTGCTGTGGGCGTTGCGACCCGTGTTGGTTGCAAGCATACACTGGTGATGGATCCTTCCCTGAGGAGTCACCATCTTAAGCCATGCGTTTGCCCCATCACTGAGCTGCCCTACCCCTTTCTGGAGTTCCAAGATGCGAGCAAAGGTGGTTGCCTCTGGGGTATCAAGACCCATGAGGATGCCCTCGTCAATCTTAGGAGTACCAGTATCGGTGAACTGATCCGGCTTCCATCCTGTCCAGGTCATGAAGGCCCAGCCAATATGATGACGGCTGGTTGGGTTGAACTCCTTCAGTTTGGTGAACGGTGCATCCTTGAAGTATCCCTTGGTCTGGTTAGGACGTTTGGGAGTCATCTGGCCACCATCCACATAGGGAAAGGTCTCCATCATCTGACCAGCCAGCTGATCCATCTCTGTTCGGAGAGTTGATTCAAGCTGCTGACCTGCCCTAACATCAAAGGGCCAACCAGATGCCTCCTGCTTTGCCATGATCCGGGCAAGGTCATGTTCCAGACGAATAGAATCTTGGTAGTCGTTCAACTTAGGGGTGAACAGCTGCACAAGTTTCATGCTGACGTGAACATCCTGCTCGCAGTAGTCCTCCATCTCCTGTGACCAGTCAGACCAGTCTGTGGTCTTACCAAACTCACCCTTGTATTCGGTGAGGCGGTAGCCCCAGGCCTCAAGGCTGTGGCGTCCGAAGAGCTGCCCAGGCATTGCTGCTGGACGCTTTCGCACATCACGAGCAAGGATGTCAGAGAAGAACATCCGAGACATGATCAGGGTGTCAAAGGTGGTGGCCTTTGGCTGGAAGAAGGGATAGATCTGTTGAAGAGCAGGGATGTCGTAGCCAACAATGTTGTGGCCCCACAGCTCGTCTGCTTCCAGAAGAAGCGTTACCCCTGCGGTCACACTGTCTTCACCACCTTGATCGTTGAAACGAAAGATCTGTTTGGTATCCAGATCCATCGCAACAATGCAATGGACGACACTGAGCTTACGCAGCAGGCCGTTGGTCTCACAGTCAAACAGCAACCTCAGTCCCACGGACCTTCCTCGGCAGCAAATGTGGTCTCAGTGATCACATCAGGGCGACCACAGCTCGTGCAGAACATGCCAGTGGGAATCATTCTGCTGAAGAAGAACTCCTCATTGTCACACGTCAAACATCGAACTGTGTTGTGATAGCCTGGTTGTCGTTCAGAAGTCATAGTTGTCTGGGGTTGTGGCATTGGTGTCTCGTTGTTTGAACATTGGAGTTGCATCTTCCAACATGCGACCTGTGTCTCCGTTGTAGCTAACAAATCCAGCAGGGCCTGTCTTTCCATTGAATCGGTTCTTTAATACAACCAGCTCTGAGTGACTCTCTCCAGCACTGAGGTTTCGTTGAATAGCGATAACCAGATCAGATAACTGGACAATGGCATGGGACCCTCTGAGTTGTCCGAGGGAAACCTTTCCTCCGTCTTCGTGTCCTTTGTCATTCTGTGGTCGGCGTAGGTGGCTGATGAGAATCATACCAATACCAGTCTCCTCAACAAAGCTGCGGAGTTTGGTCATGGTAACGTCAATGAGTTTGCGCTCGTCCCCCGAATCATTACCAGACAGAAGGATGCTGAGGTGATCAAGGATGACCCACCTAACACCCTTTGCCATGGTCATGAAGCGAATGTCACTCAGAATAGCCTCAGGATCCACGGAGCCAAAGCCGTCACGAAGAAAAACATGGCCAGAGCCAACGGAAGCATCAAACGCTTGGCGGAAATCCTCTTGTGGGATGTCATTGCTGATGTGGAGTGGTTTGTTGGCCTTGACGGACATGAGACGTAAGGCGGTCCGTTGAAGGCCCTCCTCCAGTCCAATGTAGCCCACCTTATGGCCCTGGTCAACCAACCCCTGAGCTACTTCTCCGCAGAGTGTGCTTTTGCCGACACCTGAGCCTGCTGTGACTGTGACCAGTTCTCTGAGTCTAAGACCACCAGTAACGGCGTTAAGACTGTTGAAAGGCCAACTAGCGTCCCGACCAGCCAGGGGGCGACTAGCGATCTCAAAGAGATCAGTTCCGTCGATGACGGTCTTTGGGGCAAACTGTCGTTTGTTCCAGATTGCTTGCCTGATGGCGTCTTGGTCCTTTGCAACTAATGCTTCATTTGCATCCTTGTATTGGTCAGTGCGGGCGATGAACACCCGCTCATGTGGGAAGAGGGAAGCACACGATTGTGCTGCCTCCTGGCCAGGACCATCGTTGTCAAAGAACAGGATGATTTCATCAAACTCCAACACCCACTTCAGTTGCTTCTCCAGTGACTTCCTGGCACCGTTGGCACCATTGGGAACACTGACAACTGGCCAATTAGGACGGGCCTGCCAGACGCTCATGGCGTCCTCCTCACCCTCAGTAATGACAAGAGTCTTGCCACCACCAAACAACTGCTGGCCAAACAGTTGATGTTCTTCGTTCTTGCCTTTCCAAGAGATGTCCTTGGCAGCAGTCTTTTCCTTGAACGCAATCACCTGTCCTGAGGAATTGCAGTAAGGAAACCGAAGTGATTGGGAAGTAGTGTCAAACCTGACATTGAACTTCTTGCAGGTATCTTCAAAGATGGCCCGCTTACGAAGGGGAATGATGTCCCCAGAATAGTCCATGATTGTGCGAGGCTTGTGAGAAGAGAGAACCGATCCATCACCATGTTCGTAGTACCCGCAGGAAAAGCAATACGCATCGCCCGCTTGGTAACGAGCGAGCGCATCACTACTACTGCATGAGGGACAGGGTTCATGGCGTATGAACACTGACTCAGCGTTTTTCATTCAATCCAAGAGAGGGGAATATCGGAAGAGGCACACCACTTGAAATCATTCTTGTCGGCCCACATAGCATAGGTGGTTTTGCTTTCCTTGGAAAGTGTGTTGTGTGGGGCTTGAAAGACAAAACGGATGTCAAGCTCAGGGTTATCATGTTTCACTGCTAACATCTTGCGACGATCAACAGGCTTGAAGTAACCCTTTGCCTCCAGTATCACTCCATTGGGGAGAACAAAGTCTGGGGTGTACTTTGCGGTGATAGTGTAAGAGAGCTTAAGAGTTTCATATTCAAACGAAACATCATTAAGCTCCAACCACCGGGCCAACCTTTCTTCAAGGCGGCTCCGGTAGCCCGCCATCAGAAGGGAAGATCGTCAGCTGTTTCCGTAGGAGCAGGCTGGAAGTTGGGACTGCCTACCTTGAACCCATCAACGGAACCAAAGATAGCAACCACATCATCATCGCTGATGTCACCAGAGTCATACCCATTCCCTGAGGATAAGGAGATGATTTGGGCACCCTTGACTTTGAACGATAGGCCAATCTTGGTCGTGAAGACATACGGCTTAACATCAACAATGAGGCGAACCTTCGTACCCTTCCAGATCTGAGTGGTCAGAGGAATGGGTTGACCATCCGTATCCACCCAAGGAAACATCGGGTTGTTGCTGTCACCACCATAGCTCAGCTTCACAAAGCCAGACTCATCCCATTTGGGAAGTTCTGCTGTGCTACGCTTTCCAGCTAGCTTGTTCTTACCCCACTCCAAGGCATTCTCGTACTGTTCGTCAAACTTAGGAATAAGTTCGTCGGGAATACGGAAGCCAATGGAGCAGTTGTTGAACTTACCACTGGGAACCAAGGCGTTGATGTAGCCTTCAAGGGTGGTGGCAAAGACGAAACGATTGTCGCTCATGAGGTAGCAAGAAGATCGGTGATGTTGGTGCTGGCCACAAGGTCCTCATGCTCACGGAATAGCGCAAGGAGGCTCTCAGGGGTGTCCCCGAGGTCTTCATCATACCACCGCATGATTTCCAGACCCTCCTCATAGGAAAAGCCGTAGGCAGCAGTCAGTTCCTCGAAGTTAATCACTCGAATGCCTCGATAACTTGCTCAGCAGCTTCGGTGCATTCCTGAACACCACCACCAGAGGCAGCACAGCACATCCAAGCAGCTGCAACGAACTCATCCTTAACGAACTGCTCAAAGGTCAGCTCAGGCTCATCCTTCTGGTACTCGGAGAACTGTTCAAACAGCACACCAGTAATCTCAAGATCCAACTCGTAGTCAGAAGCAAACTCTGCCACGAAGGCAAGCTTTTCAGCGGGACTCATTAGCAAAAGAAGTAAGGGGAAGCTTGAACATCATTGATGTCCAAAGTGTTTTTCATGATGCTCTCATCAAAGATAGCACCAATCTGATCAGCCCAATTCCTAAGAACAGGCTGGCTGTAAATCGACACGAACTCATTCCTGACTGCCTTAGCAATCAGATCCATGTCACAGGAACGGCCTAACACACAGTCATGGATGACAGTGAAGGGACCATCCCAATCTGCAAACACACAATGCAATAACGCAGCATCCAAGGAATGGATCACATTAGGAGCCGAAGCACTGACGTGATGATCAATGTCCACTGGTCCTGGCTCTTGCTTAGCGATGTTTGCGGTGAGTGTTGTGCCAAGCAATTTGGTGGCAATCCGTTCTGTTTGTGTGATCCTTAGGTTTTGAACCACAGGAAATCCAGAAGGTGTCACCCATTCAATAACCTCCTTGCCAGACTTGATCTGCTCTTTCACTGCCCCTTGGATGAAGTTCATACAAAGCACAGGACCAGAGAAGATCTCCTTAACACCGAAGTCATAGATTGCTTTCACAATCTCGGTGAGTTCACCTTTCTCAAGGGACACACCACGAAGCTCTTGTCGGATGTAATCACGAGCAGAGTGACGAGTCACACCATAGGGTGTTGTCATCACGGTCCTCTTGGTTACCTTCCTGGTGATGTGCTGATGCAGATGCTCTGGTATCTTCTCCTTGGCCTTGTTAGCCACAATCAGATAGCCATCAGAAGGCTTGGCTGTTGGGACAACATTGACCATCTCAGCTGCCGTGCGGTCAAGTGTAAGGGCAGAGAGGTGTTGAAGACCAGAACAAGTAGCATCAACAGCAATAGGAAGACCAGAGGTAAGCTTATCACCAACAATGATGCAGTGATAATACTCAAGACACGCAGCCAAGAAACACCAGGGTTCCTCTGCTACGGACCACTCATTGATCATGCCTTTTGGATCACTAGCAATCTTGCTGATTAGGGCATGATTGGCATAGGTCCAAGTCAGACGATCATCCATTGTAGCCTTATCCAATCCGTAGGTAGTAGCAACCTGAAAGGCTAACCACCACTGAACCACCAAGCCTTCTTCCTCAAAGAGAAACAAACTCTTTTCAAAGTCCGTTCCCTGCGGGCTGAGGCTTGTGGGAATTGGATAGCATCGTCCACGGTAGTCAAAGCTCCATGGAATCCAAAATGGATCACCCTGATACTTGTTCGCAACAAACAAGCATTCTATTGTTCGGTAGTTATTCTGTGCCAGAAACGAGTTCCTATCTTCAATCTCAGTACGAGCTTTCCGATAGGCTAACTTGTCTTCCTCAGAAGCAGTCTCCCAAGGCTCTGGCTTTGGCGGAGGAGGTGTTGGATCCTCGGCTCGGAACTTACCCACACTGATGCGGTGTTCCATACAGAAGTTGGCTACGCTCAGAACAACAGGGTTGATCCGATACGGCACCCGTTGCAGGGTGTTCAGCATGGCGAGGGCCTTACTGTTCCGTAAGATAGTAGACCCCCCATAGTCTCGTACCCGTACCAGGCGACTCAACTTGCGAATGTCGTTGGTGAGGTATCCACCCGAATGCTGGTCGGTCCAGTCATTGGGTTCGCACAGCATGGGCCACAGGCACCCACAATAGGCCTGAGCTTGCAACAGGAGGGCCTCCTGTGCCCTTAGGAACTCAGGTAGGTAGGTGAGCACCGAACTCTTCTTGCCCTGCTTGTAGGTCACCTTGGAGCTGATCCAGCCCGTTGCCTTGGCAAGACGATCAACCAACCACGCACCAACCTTATGGCGGATCGTAGGGGTCCACAGTTGCCACTCAATGTCGTTCTTCCTCATCGCAGCACGATACCGCTGGACCTTGTACCCATAGCCCTTGTGGGCATGGATGTTGTCAGCGGTGTTGCGAAACAAGTCCTTGTTCTGTGTCTCAAAGCTGTCCAGCATCAGCTGCTGTTCCACCCTGGTGCCAATCATGGTGGTGATGCTGACGTAGGTAGGATCAGCAGACCCACGACACTTACCAAGACCATCAATGAGTGTCTTGGCAGTAATGACAGCAAGCACATAAGGATCAGTCTCCTTGATCAGGACCACAGCCTCTGCATAGGCAGCTGCTTGTCCATTATCAATCAGAGCAACCTTGTCACCAATCTCCTTAGCAATAGCACCAAGGCCATGCTTAATCAGACTGGTTCCATACACCGTGCTGCTGGCATAACTCCTGTCCTCAGCTGCCCTTGTGCGTTCAGCCAGACGAGTCATGCCTTCCTGTTTTGCTTCAAGTTCTCGACGAAACTGTCGATCGAGTTGCTCACTTGTTGCCATCAGTCAGTGATCTCCTGGGTAATGGAAAGGGAATCAAACACACAGTAACGAGCCTTGCGGATCGTGATGATGTTGCTGATAACGCTGATCAGCTTTTGAATCAGCTCAACCTCACCCTCAGCCCCCTCAAGGCCCAGCTGTGCCCTCAGTAGCTTAGCAGGATGGACATCGGCGGTTGGGGTTTCATTCCCATCCTCATCAACATCAGCCATGGCAAGCACGTCAATGTGGGCATTGATCTTACCACCAAGTTCGGTGCAATAATCAACCGAGAGAAGTTGAAGTTCTCTCAGCAGATCATCATACCTTAGTGCGCTTACGGTTGGAAACATGGTGTTTTCGTGAGAGTTTGTTGATCATATCCAAAGCAATGATCATTGCCATCTCATCCTTTGCAAGATAGCTGTATTGTCTGATCCTGTGGTGCTTGCAGAGCTTACGCATCTGCCGGAAGGTGAGCAAACCTTGCAGCTGAGAAGCCACTGCCAGACTGGTTTTGAGGCTTGTGGAAAGGGAAGCATCAGTGGTCATTTGCCCCACCTTTCAAGGGCGGCGCGGGCAAAAGCAATAAGTTGTGCCTCGGTCATTTCGTACTGGATAGGATCTCCGGCAGTGGCCTGGAAGCGACACAGCCGAGTATCCATGGCGAGTTGAATCACCTCTCCTTTTGTCGGCCAGTACGGCGGCGGCGGCTCCGGCGGTGTGGTGGCTAGGGCTGCTTTGATTTCATCAGTCAAAATGAGTGTTCCGACCGTATTTATCGGCTCAAGGAAATGCAAAGCCTTGGCGCACAATGCGCGAAAGTCGGGGGTGGTGGTGGTCATTGGCCCTCCAGTTCGGCAACAACTTGCGTTCGATGTTCTCTGATGATTAGCTTGTGGGCGCCATTTCGTAAATACTCCATGAGATAGCGAGTGCCTTCTCGCTGCGCATCAGCTAACTCGTTGCAAGAGCCACCAGCCTGCCACTCGTTTTCAGCATCTTGCAGCTCCCATTCGTAGTGGATGTCAGTCATTTTCCCTCCAGTTCGGCGGCGATGGCGAGGAGTTCGGCGCGACATGCGCGACGCTCACCCCAAATACCTTTCAGTATTTCTGGATCGCCTAACTCTGAGTGTGGCAACTCTGGAGCTGCTTGATCCGCAGCAGCACGAAGGGCGGCGGCAACGCATCGCGGCTTTCCGGGGTGGTTGTACCCACCTGGCCAGTGGTCGAAGACAGCATCCAGCACCGCCTGAGCAGCGGGTGATAGGTCAGTCATCGTCCAGGGCCTCCAGGGCGCGGCGGATGGTGTCTTGCATTTCGCTGTTAAACAGGCGTGGCTCTCCTGGTTGCAGTAATGCGAGCGCCTGCTCCTTCAAGCTCGGCGGCTTGGGGCGGCGAGCGGCACGGAGTTGGGACGCTTCGGGTGCTGAAATCCAGACGGTCGTCCACTCACAACACGCCTCCAGCTCCTGGTCGGCGCCCCATTGGGCGGCAGCGGTGGCGATGAAGTCGTAGTAAGAGAGCTGGTTGTCAGGATCGGCAGATTCGTGAGCTTGTTTAAACCACTGCCTTATCAACTCAGGCGGTGGTGTGATCGAGTGTTGTTGGTCAGTCATGCCCAAAATCCTCCTCGTTGGTGATTTGAATGAACCGATAAAGATTGGGAAGCAGTATCCCAAAGGTAAGCGGTGCTAATCTTGACAAAGGCCAATCCTCGTTGATCCAATCATAGTAGTAGCTTGGATACAACCCTTGGTTTGTGGTGCTTGTCATCTTAGTAAGAAATCCTCACGCGAGCAATACCATCAGTCGGAACACCAAGCAACACAGCTGCCCGATAACTCAGATCAAGAGAAGAACACGCACACCTGTCTGTGATACGAACCAAGAGGTTCTTGCCCGTTCTTGGGTTACTAACCCAGACCTTGGTTCCACACCTCAGGTAAGCATGGGCAGCACTAACCACCGAGTCACGGTAAATCGTTCCACAGGCATCAGGACGACCATTGTACCATTGGTGATACACAGTTGCAGTGATGCTCTCAGCCTTAGCAGGACTAGGAAGATGAGCAGACAACCACACAATTGTGGCAGTAAGGAATCGTTTGGAAAAAGTCATAAGAAACAATCAAAGGGTATTTGGAAGACGATAACAATACTCAAGATGAGCACAGGTGATCTCGTCTTTCAGTTTGATCACCCGCTTGTCAGCCGTGATGGCTGCTGCCCGGAAGATCTCAACCACAGCAAGCCGTTCGGCGGTGCTGAGGGCATCGCTGCCCCCATACTTGATCTTAGCAAGGATCCTGCCAAACATGACCTGGCGAGGGTCACTGTCCTCGTTGTCGGGACGCTCTGGTGCTTTGGTGGTCACAATGGTGGTTCCTCCTCATTGGGGTGGTGGGCCTTGGAATCATAGCACAGAAATGGATTAGGGTTCGCTGGGTCTCATCGGAGGCTTGTGAGGGCTGGCAGTACGTTTGTACTACTGAGAAGTTGGCACAAAAAAAAGCCCCCTAAGGGGCTAGTCGTATCTTAGTTTACTGTTGTAGTAGTACTTAACACTTACTTTTTTACTTGCCCTAACCTTATCCCTTTCAATCCGTAGCGCGTAGGCTACTGCCAGGTTCAAACACTTTGTTAGGTTCTGTCCTGATTCTCGCCACCATAGGGTGGCTTGCTGGTTAGTTACCCTCACCGCATCAGGTGGTTGCGGTATCTGATCAGCCCCACAAGTAGGACTAGCAGACAAGCATTAAGGGCGATCATTGGGACACACTCTGGAGCATGAAGACCAGCTCCTTAAGATTCTGGATGGCAACCTTAGCGCGGATCTTATCGGCTGGCGCGTCAAGATACCATCCAAAATCTACAAAGTGTTGGAGAGTTTCAATCTCAGAGTTGAGACGCTTGATGGGGTCGGTGATCATGGTTCCGTAGGATAGGGTGGATTAGTTGTAACCTAGCAGGCGCCGATACGTTACCCAGGTAACAGCTTGGACCTGGGTCGGTGTTAGTGTGGTTCCGCAGAGTTCATAGCTACGCTTAGCTACCAGCTGGTAGGCTCTGGCAATATCAGCGTACAACTTAACACCTATGCTAGGTGTCTGAGTTGTTGGGATACGCTCGCCAATCCAAACAGCGTAGGCGTGACCATCGACGCAAACAGCATCAGGATCGCCCATAATTGATCTGTAAAATGCAACTACCTTGCGACCGTTCAGGATCTCAGCGATAGTGTCAGTCTCCAGATCGTCAGCAGTGAGGGCAAGGATAGCAGCCGCCTTAGCCTTGTTAGGATTGAACGTGCACACCTTGACGCCCATAGGGTCGGTGCCCATATGCCATGCCTTGATCATCGCCTCAGCGTCAACACAGTTACGCGTCCACTTGTTGTTCGGACTGAGGGCAGCGATCACCCCCACAGCTTGCCCTAGTGTCAGTCCATCGTAGGCGTGAATCAGCCTCACACCTAGTTTGTGGGCACGTTTGTACCAGTCAAGGCCTGACAGGATGTCGGCTTGTGAGGCTAGCTGCAACATGCCAGAAATGTTGCGGGTCACTGCGCGAGCCATGATCAATTCTCCTTAGGATGGGTTGAGTGGATGCCACACTTGGCCACAACTAACTGGCGGTAAATCTCCTTGATAGGTCTGGACTTCGAACGTTGGGGCTGTCATGGGCTTGGTTTGTGATGGTTGGCTTGCTTAGCTTAGGCAGGGTTGGGCCCGAGTTGGGCCCGTTTGTTGCAACTCTTAACCTTGAGCCAGGCTGAGGGCAGCCAGTACCTGGCAACGGGTCCAATCGTCCATTGCCTCAGTGGCTAGGCGATGCTTGAGCCAGGCAATGTGGGCGGCGCGGTGTTCGGTCATTTGTTTGTCGGTGGTTGACTAGCTCATTGTAGTCACAAGGTTGGCAGGGCTGGCAAGGACCTGTAACAAAGCTTAACAAAGGGCAAGGGTGAACAGATAAAAAGAGCATATGCAGATCATATGCAGATAATACCTGCACAACTATCCCACCTAATCCCCACCGATTAACCGGGGTATGGTGCCTTATGGGTACCGATTGTCCGCGTACCTGTTCTCTCAGCAGGTACGCAAGGTCCGAGATCGCTTGCTGTGACTGGGTTGGCCAACGGATTGGACACGGATTGGACAGGACCATGGCGCGGATTGGACAGACACCGGGCGGGCGGGCTTGTTTTTTGGCCAGGGGGTACCCCGATGGGGGGATTGGGCCGCCGACGCACAGGCGTAACCACCTGAGAAATTTCTGTCATTTTTCACAGGACCCACCAGGATGCCCCTGGAAGCCCTCCTAACCGAAGGGACCCTCCAAGGACACCCACCAACCCCCACACAGCCCTTCCAGGCCCTCTCAGCCCTCTCTCACGGCCACATAGTCATCCTGCTGCCACTGCAACTGCGGCCACATCGCGTAAGCAACGGAGGGCAGCTGCTCTTGCATGATGGTCCTGACTTGCTCAGCAATCACCCGATGTTCCTTCTGTGTCCCATTCCCACACCTGAGGTTCACATAGTGGAGCCAGCTACGGATGGTCCCATTCATGAACAGCTTAGTAGGCGTAGCCAACGGTAACACCTCTCTGGCACACTCCTTAGCCACACCCATGCTGAGTAGGTCTTGGTAGGTCTTCATGGCAACAGCGATGCTGCTGGCAGTAAGAGCATCACACCGACTCACCACATCATCACCAAGATCATCTGTGCTGTTCTGACGGTTCTTGGTGTCTTGTCGTCTCATCTCTGGTAGCTCTGGTCTTAGGGTTACCTCGGCATACCGCTGAGAGAACTCCTGAAAGGAGAAGCTACGGTGCCTAAGGATCTGTGGTGCTATGGCCCTAGTGGTGCTCACCTCCACCACCATGTTAGCCATCTCAAAAGGAGACCAGTGACCATTGGTGATGCAATACCGTAGCAGCCTAGGTGCTGTGTCGTGGTTCTCCTGGTTCTTAGGATTACTGACTCTGGCACAGTAGGCGATAAGTTCTTCTGCCTTTGGTGTGATGCTGATAAGCTTGGCTGAGTGTGTCTGAGACATCAGTGGGGTGATTGTGGTTGGAGTAAGAAACCACAGGAATACCAACACACAGACGTGATGGCATAGCTGTGGTATCTTTGGTTTACAACTGTGAAAACATTTTCAACGCTTCAGTAAGTAAATAGTCTTGGCGTTTGGTGAAGTTAACTTGACACCAAGCAAAGCCTCTTACAGCAGATACACCATACATTTTCATGTATTTTAATGTTAGCTCTCTTTCAAGGTCATCGTCATGAACTTCCAACACAGCAACAGGCTTATGCAACTGAGTCCATTTAGCACCACCACTATTAAAATGTTGAAGCAATCGTTTCATTAAATAAGCAGACTTACCAACGTAATACCTATCTTCTTTTAACTTGAGAACATAGGTAGCATACTCAGACATAGCGGTAATAGTAGTAATAGTAGTAAAGAAAAGCTGGGCAGTAGTTATCCACCAAGGCCTTGCCTTACAGCTGTAGCGTGTCATGATACGTTTTAGACACGTTTTAGACTGCGATTTATTCTGTGTTTTATTTCTTTTTATTACTAGTAGTAATCACACCCTTATCGTTATCTTCAGTCTTTATTGTCTGTGGCTTCGCTGCTAACAATAACTAACTGAAGACACGTTAAGGTTGGTGTTCTCTTCCTTTTGGTTGTGTGTTTCCCATCCCCCCTCCGTAGGTTCCCCCCTTCCCGTAAGATAGTAGACCCCCCGCTAGGTCCAGGTGGGGATTGAGTTTTGGCTTTGTTGGATATCCCGGAAAGAGGTGCCTAAGACAAGGGCATCTGTGGCCTCCTGTGGGCTGTCCAGAAAGGCGGTGAGCATGACGTTCCAATCGTCCCGTTTGCGGGCGATCATGGCTTCCTTAGCACTGATGGCTAGGATGTCAAGGAAGTACTTCACACCAAGGGCCAGGGCATCGGCACGGTCATCATGGCGTACGGCTCCTTTCTCACGGCAGAGGCGGGTGAGCTGGTAGGCCAGCATCCGTGGTAGGCGATCCTCTGGTGCCATGTCTTGGTTACTCTCGTAGTCCCAGCTGATGAGTCGCTGGTCAATGATGAGTTTGTGTTGGTTCAAGACTGGCTCCAAGGTGTCAATGATCCGTGCTTCCTTCATGGTGTTGCTACGGACCTCCTCAAAGGACATACCAATCTTCATCTCCTGTGCGTGTCTCTTCAGGAGTTCCACCACCATACCATCACCGAAGTTGCTTTCCACCAGGCAGGTGGTAGCACCGTAGTGTCTGGCACGGCGTAGGACTTCTCTGAGGGTGGTGTCTGAGTAGCCTTCTTGTGATGCAAAGATGTCACGGAGAAAGATGAAGCCGTTGATCTGGCTTAGGATGACTGCCACCGTTTCGTCCTTTCCTCGGCCTGATGGGTCCAGAGCCACGATGGTTTCCCCGTAAGGGACGAACTCAGACACGGCCTTGGGTCTGTGCCACTTGTCACCAGGCAGGGCAACAGCAGGCAGATCCAACACGGTCTCCTTGTCAGCACCCCAGATGATGTCACTAGGGCCTTTTGCTAGGTCCAAGGGTAGCACGGAGAAGTCACTCAGCTTCAGAGGAAACTTCAGGGCATCACTGAGGGTGGTGTCAAGTTGGAACTGAAGGGCAAAGTTGCTGCGAGACATACTGCCCTCGCGTTCCAGAAGGGTGATTTCGGAGAAGCGGCTGTCGGTAGGCTTCCAGGCTAGGTTGCTGATGCCCTCACGTCGGATGTCGGCAAGCAGATCCTTGGCCAGGGTGTCTTCATAGCCGACAAGGTTCTTTGGATACCTCGCAGGCCACACCATTGGGATGTACTTGCGTTCGTGAAGGGTACGATAAATGCTGAAGGTGTTCTGTGGTGTACCCAAGAACACGATACGACTGGTTGGTTTTGGTGTTAGGACGGATTCAAACTCCGTCACCAACTGAAGGAGCTTCTCTCGCATCATGTCGGTGGCGCTGTTGTTTGGTGTCTCAATGTCGTCGGCCACGATCAGGTCAGCACGAGATCCGGTAAGCATACCCGTGATACCAACAGACTTCACGGAGGCGCTTTGGGCTGGTTTGCAACCGGCCACGTCAAAGGACACCCGGCTCCATCTGGTGTCGTCATCCTGTGGTCGCATGTGTGCCAACCAATCAAACTCCAGGATGCACCGTTGGCAGAAGATGCTGAAGTCATCGGCTCGTTGCTTACTGGCAGAGACCACAAGGATCTTCTTGTCCCGATCACAGAACAGCACCCACAGCACAAAGGCAGCCGTAATCCAAGACTTGCCCACACCACGGAAGGCCTGAAGCATAATGCGGCTGCCACCGTGTTGAAGGTAGCGGGCCATGGCAAGCTGTGCCCTGGTGGGTGGTGGTAGGGCCAGGCTTTTCCAACAAAGGCGGAGAAAGAGAGAAAAGTCGTTCTTGAGTTTCTGCTCGTAATCCACCATAGGGGGCTGTGAGGCGCTGTGAGGCGTTTTGGTCATGGTTGGGGGGAATGTACCATAATGGGAAAGGAGGCCCCTTGCAGAGCCTCCCAGATGTCTTAGGCGTGACGTTACGCTAACCGCACTTCCAACGACGTAAGGCGAGGGCCTTGCGGGTTGGTTTGCCGTTCTTGTCTTTCATCGGGCCTGGGTTACCACCCATCCTGGCGCAGAAGGACTTCTTGCGAGGTCCTCCTTCCGGCTGAGGGGCTTTCAGATTGCTGCCGGTTGCAGCGTTGTATTTGGCCCTACCCTTTGCGGTGAGGCCACCCTTAGGGCTTTTCTCACCACGACCCAAAGAAAGGGACACCCCCTTCTTCTTTGCGGGTGCCATCTTACGCCATCTTGGTGTTGTACTTCTTGCCCTTGAAGGTGAAGCCACTCTTGCCTGCCTTGCGAGCAGCAGCAAAAGCGGAGTCAAAGGAAGCAGCAACAGACTTCTTAGCACCAAGAACAGGACTGCCCTTAATGCCTTTGGCCTTGGCAAATGCCAGGTCACGAGCATTAGCAAACTTGCCAGGAGGAAGCGTACCAGCGGCGGTAGGACGAGCCTTCAGGGTTTCGTAGGCAACACCAGCAGGCGTAAGGCCACGACCAACACGGGCAGCGGTCATAGCCGCCCGACGAAGACCACTTTCAACCTTGCCAGGCATTCCGTAGCCTTTGGCCGTACGGTTGGCAGCATTGCGGGCAGTACGGGCTTCGGTTGCTGTGGGGACAGGACCAAAGGCAGGCTTCGGTGCGCGAGGACCAGCAGGATTGCCAGCACCTTTGATGGCAGCTGCACGATCACCGGACATGGTTATGCCGGAAGGTTTTGCCACACTTGCAGTACGGGTGCCGCCCTGAAGGGGGCCTTTGGTGCCACCAGTTGCCATCGGACGCTGCTTAGGGGCAGGACCAAGGGACGTACGGGCAGCACGAGTACGGGCTTCCCCTTTGGTTACCACAGGGTTGCTGCCACCCTTAACACGAGCAGAGCGGGTGCTGCTGCTGGTAACGGTAGGTTTCTTAGGAGCCATGATAATCAGCCTTGGGTAATGGTAGCAACAGGAAGAGCGAACAGGGTGCCAGCACCAATCAGTTGGCAGGACAGGGTATCGCTAGTGGTGTACCACTGACCAGGACGGTTCAGGGTGGCAGCGGTCACAGTTGTACCAACACCAGCAGTACCAACGGTGATGTCGGCAGTAGCGCCATAACCAGAACCACCACTCAGAGCAACGTTGGTGTAGGTGCCTGGGGTGTAACCAGAACCGTTCACACGGGTGCCGAAGGTAGCAATGGCGCCGGTCTCCTTACGGGTCACAGTGCCGGTAACCTTGGCAGTAGGAAGGGTGCTGGGGTTGGTGCGAGCACGACGCACGGTACGGATGGCAGTCTCGGCAGCATCCACGGTGGCACTGGCTGCCACAGCAGTAGCCGTGGTGCCGTAGGAGGCAGTGATCGTGGTCGTGGTCGTAGTACCACCAGACACGTTGGCCGTGGTGTGGGCCTTGTTGGTCTGTTGGTTCTCAGTACGCTTGCCAGGGGCGTTACTGATGGAGCCGTAAGTGGTGCTGTCAGCAGTGGTAGTCATGATGATAACTTAAAAGTTTTTATGTTAAGGGCTAGTCCAGGAAAGAATCTTGTTGCAGCGAACGATGTCAAAATTGTCGGTACTAAGAAACCAGGATAACCACTGGCTACTTCCCTTGGACTGGTTGCAATTACGGCAAGCCGGGACAACGTTTGACGTACGATCGCATCCTCCTTTGGTTTTGGGATGGATGTGGTCCAGAGTCAGGTTATGATCAGAGCCACAGTAGGCACAGCGGTTGTCCCACTGTTCCTTAATGGCAGCCCTCCACATTCTTTTTGCTTCAGAGGAGTTCATGGCAAGCAAATTGAATAAGTAATCCGCAGGCGCTTCGAGCATGAGGTTAGGTGCTCAGTGGGTCTCTTACTTTTTCTTTTTGGGGAATCCTGCTTTCATGTTAGCATACGCCTTTGGAGAGACGGTGCTCTTACTCTTCGGACGACTGGTGCCTGCTGCCTTACGGGCATTCATGTTGGCATACAGCCCAGGGGGCTTGGCGTTTCCTTTGTTCATTTTTTGGTACTCTTGCCGTTGTGACCATTCCTAGCACGATTGGCCTTGGGTGACTCCAAGACCATCGTACCCTTCTTTGTGTGGCTAAGATCAGGACCTCCTTTGCTAGCAATGCCCCGGCGGCGACGTTCCGTCCATCGCTCCTCCGAGGCATTCTTCACAACAGGATCCTTATTCAGTTTTCGTTGGTATGCTGCTTTCTTTGCTGCTGCCTTTGGGTTCTTGGCATAATAAGCAGCAGAAGCACCAGGCTTAGGGTTTTTCGGCATTGGGAGGCTCCTTGAAATAAACAAAGTTCTCAAGGCGTTCAATACGATTGTTACTGACTGTCATCTGTTCCACAAGAACATCAACAGACTTTGCAATGTTATGAAGGGTAACCAAATGCCAACCAAACAAACCAAGTGCAGCAGTGGCAATGGCGTTGCGTACTGTGCTATCCATGTCACCGGATTGCGGATTGAACGTCTTCAAGTTCAAGTTCTGGCATACTTGCAAACAACGATGCCAAAGGTGATCCAATGACGGGGACACCTGTGATGTTGTTCTTAGCAAGCC